GTTCTTGTTTTCCCCGAGGGAATGCAGGGCACCGTGTACCGCGGCGCTCTGGATATGTCGTCGGTCTGGTTCCGCAGCCGGCACCAGGTGATGGCCTCGGCCGCCCGAAGGATCTGGGAATATGTGATGGAATACGCCATCCGGGTGGACCCCAGCCTGCAGGATTCCCCGGACGACTGGTACGAGGTGGCGATTCAGGCGCCCCGGGCCCCCAATGTCGACGTCGGCCGCAACTCGGCCGCCCAGCTCGCCGAGCTCGAGGCCGGTGTGACGACCTACGACGAGATCTACGGCGCCCGCGGCATCGACTGGCGCTCGGCCCTCGAGGCCAAGGCGCAGCAGGCCAAGCACATCCGGGATCTGGCCCTGAAGTACGGCATCGACGTCTCCGAGATCTCGACCGCCCAGAAACTCCCAATCGCGCCTGAACCGGCCGAGCCGACGCCCGAGGTCGAGCCAACCGGCGCCATGCCTGAAGAAATCCCGGCTGAACCTAGTCAGCAGGTTATTGCCAAGGCGCCGAAAAAGCGGAAACCTAGATCGAAGACGACATGACCAAGGTCACAAACTGGCTTTCCTATCAGCCCCGAGCGGCGGCGACTGAGCCCGCCATGATCCAGATCTTCGACCAGATCGGCGAAGACTGGTTCGGTGGTTCGGGTGTTTCGGCCAAGGCCTTCTCCGATGCTTTGCAGTCTGTCGGCTCTGGCCCGCTGGTGGTCGAGATCAACAGCCCCGGAGGCAACGTCTGGGACGGTCTGGCCATCTACAATATGCTGCGCGGCCGTAATGCGCAGGTGACCACCCGGGTGGTCGGCATCGCGGCCTCAATCGCTTCGATCATTGCTCTGGCCGGCGACACCGTGGAGATCGCCGACGCGGCGCTGTTCATGATTCACGACCCGTCCGGCATGGTTGCCGGTACGGCCGACGATATGCGCAAGATGGCCGCGGCCTTGGATCAGCACGCCGAGGTTCTGGCTGGCATCTATTCCAAGCGCACCGGAAAGCCGGTGGCGCAGATCCGAGCGGCCATGACGGCCGAGACATGGTTCACCGCGCAGGAAGCTGTGGCTTTTGGTTTGGCTGACAGCATGACTGAGATGCTGGCCATGGCTGCCTTTTGGCATCCGCGGGCGGTGACCAAGACGGCGCCTCCGACCGTTCGCCGCAACCTCGAGCGCGGCATCCGGCAATACGAGGATGGCCTCGGTGGCGACGGCCTCGAAGAGGCCACCGTGATCGACGCCCGCAATCTGGCCAAGGGCGAAGAGCCCAGCGTTGAGAAGGTGAAGAAGGCTGTGGCCTGGTGGGCTCGCAATGAGCGCTTCCTTGATGCCGAAGCCGACACCCCGGCCGACGTGGCCGCCAACCTTTGGGGCGGTGCCGCCGGCCGTGACTGGTTCAAGGCGCTTGCCGCCCAGATCGAAGAGGAAGAAGAACTCTCCGAGCCTGAAGACAAGATTTCGACGATCAGCACTCCCGCTGCCGTCGATGGCGCGACAACCGCGCCGACATCACAGCAGACACCACACAAAATGACTGATTCCAACACCGTGGTGGCGGCCGCTCCTACTGCGCCGACCGCTACTTTGGATGCCTCGTCCATCGAGAGCATCGTCGCCAAGGCCGTTGCCGCTGCCATCAGCGCCAAGGCCCCCACCGCCGCCCCGGCCCCGGAGCCCATCGCCCCGGCCCGCATCGAGAACCTCGGCAACCCGCTGCTCGAGGCCCACAAGAAGCTGCAGGCCGGTGCTGATCGCCGCTCGTGGCTGATCCAGAACCACAGCGAGCTGCTGCGCCAGAGCGCGATCCACGCCCCGCAGAACGCCAACACGTTCGCCTCGGGCCTCGTGGTCGACTACCTCGCCGACGCCGTGATCACCGTGGCTGCCAACCGGCTGGCCTTGGTCTCCGCGTTCAGCCGAAACGTCGGCCTAGACAACCTCCGCCCCCGCGCGACCGTGCAGGTGAAGAAGTACACCACCGGCACCGCGGCCCAGACCAACCCGACCTCCTGGGAGACCAACAACGACAGCACGCTGGCGGCCACCTCGGTGACCGTGAACCAGATCTCGAAGAACTTCACCGTGACTCAGGCCGAGCTCAACCAGGGCTTCAGCCTGGCCGACCTGGCCGCGGGTTCCGCTGATCTGTTCGCCTACGGCATCAGCGACGTGCTGACCGCTCTGATGGTCTCCGGCAACTACGGCGCCGCCACCGCTATCGGCACGGCCGCGAACTTCGACACCTCGGATCTGCCTGCCATCCTGGCGCTCGCCAAGAACTACCGCTCGAAGAACCTGATCCTCGACGGTGGCCACCTGGCCCGCCTGCAGTTCTCGGGCGCCGCGAACTACTTCCCGGATGGCCGATTCGACCAGCTCGCCAACGGCCGGTTCGGATTCGACGTGATCGCCGAGAACAACCGCTGGACCTCGGCCGAGACCAACGCCGTTGGTTTTGTGTGCGGCCCTGATTCCATCGCCATCGCCGCCGGTCTGCCGGTCGGCATGATCGCCGGCGAGTTCATCGAGCAGCGCACGGTGACCACCAACAACGGCCTGAGCTGCTTGTTGTCGGTCTGGTACAGCCGGGCGAGCCGCAGCCACATGGCGTCCTACGACATCATGTTCGGCGCCGCCGCCGCGGACACCACGCAGGCCGAGGTTCTCGTCACCGCCTAAGGCTGACCCATGAGAATCGCCACGACCATCTCGGTGGACAAGAGCGGCAAATCGAAGATTGTCGCCGGTCCCGAAGTCGACGCTGCCGCCCAGCGCGAAGACTTCAACACCGCGAAGATTGCAGAGGGCACGAAGCTGATCCTGTGGATACAGGGAGCCTTAGCACCGAAAGTCCGAAAAGGTTAACCTAAAATTGGGGAGGCTGCTGGAAAGTTCCGGTGGCCTCCCCTCTAACCAGATTTCAAAATGTCAGCTTACCAGTCCGACATCGCCACGCAGGATTCCATGGGCCACCAGGGATTCACCCTGGTCACCGGAACGTCCGCTCAGACGAGCGGTTACATCGCAATCCAGACCATCACCGCGACCGTGATCTCGTCCATTGCTGGCACTGGTATCACCGGAACGTGGAGCGGAACCACCATTCCCGCTGGCATCACCATCGTGGGTAAGATCAGCAGCTTTACGCTTACCTCTGGTGCGGTCATCGCCTACTTCGCCCGAGCCACCACCTGATGACACTCGCGCTCTCACTGCAACTGTCCACGTCGGATGATGCGATTGAGGTCGCATATCCTGCGATGGACCGTTGGATGTTGCAGGAGGACGCGACATCGTTTGTCCTTCAAGAGGACGGCACTTCCAAGATCATTTTCTCACTCTCCACCGACTAATCCCTGACCTATGGCAGACTCTAAGATTACAGCCCTGACAAGCATCGGAGCCTCTACCGATCCCGCGAACGATCCGCTTGTGTTGGTGGACGTTTCCGATACGTCGATGGCCGCGACCGGCACGACCAAGAAGGTCACGCTCAATCAATTGCTTGGTGCAGGCGGCACCGCCACCCTCGCCTCCGCCACCATCAGCGGCGATCTGACGGTGGATACCAGCACCCTGAAGGTGGATTCGGCGAACAATGGAGTTGGAATCGGAACCGCGACTCCCACTTCTTATGGTGCTGGATACAGTGTGCTTGAGGTTGCTGGAAGCACCACTGGCGTAATCAACGTCAAAGGCGGATCTACGGTGTACGGACAGGTTTCCACCGAACCTAACATCTTAAAGATTGATGCGCCGGGAGCATCTTCCGTGTTGAAGGTTCTGACCAATAGCGTCGAACGCTATCGAATCGACAACACCGGCATCAGCACTTGGTATGTCGGCGGCTCCACCGCCATGACCCTGAACTCCACGGGGCTGGGCGTGGGGGTTACGCCTGCTTCTGGCGATGGTTCCGGTGTTTTCAAAGCGGCTGGAACTGGCTCCGGAGCGACTAATACGCGGGTTGGTCTGGATGTTCGAGAAATCACTTCTGGTAATGCCGCTGGCATTTGGCTGGGAGCGATGAACAGCGAGAACACCGGTGTCATCGGTTCTCGTACCGCGAGCGGAAACATCGCTTTCCAGACGTTCAATGGTGCGTCTTGGGGAGAGCGGATGCGTATCGATTACCTCGGCAACGTCGGCGTGGGGGTTGCGCCGAGTGCTGGTAAAGGTTGCTTGCAGCTTTCGAGTGGTATCAATTTCCCCGCCACTCAAGTCGCTTCATCCGATGCGAACACGCTGGATGATTACGAGGAGGGGACGTTTGATGCGGCTTTTACAACAGGAGGTGGATCTGTTACAATCAATGCTGCTGAGAACAATTGTAGATACACAAAAGTCGGACGTTTGGTGACTGTTTGTGGATACATTTCAGCCTCTTCTGTAAGCTCTCCAACCGGAGCGTTGTCTATTTCAAACCTTCCTTTTCAAATTGCTTCAGGATCAGAAGCAAACTCTTATTGTGCTGCTGCAATTGCGGCAAATGGACTAGAAACAACCGCAACCGGTCAAATCACTGGGTATGGTGTTGCTGGATCAAGCTCGATATCATTGTTCAGCTATGCATCTGGTGTATTATCAAACATAGCTGATAAAGTGAAATCAGGTTCAGTGTTTGTGTTTTCTTTAACCTACACCGTCTAATCTTATGCTCACCGAACGCACCATCTTCTCGCTCTGCGAGGTTCTTCCTAACACGACGCTTCAGGTTCGTCTTGCGGATCAGATCGTCGATGGCGAGGTTGTCAAAGCCTCTACCTTCCGCCGCTACTGCTTGACTCCCGGCTCAGACCTTACGGGTCAGCCGGAGCAGGTTGTAGCGATTGCCAACGCCATTTGGACTCCTGCCGCTGTCGCAGCCTACGCCGCCGCTCAAACCTCTAGCCCCACCATCCAATGATCGTACCAGTTGATATTGTCGCAGTGCAGGTCAACCAGAACAACTCGCTGTTCGTCACGACCGGAGTTGATTACGACAGCGACGGCGCGGTTGTCGGTTCTGAGATTACCTCACAGTACACGCTCAACCCCGGTGACTCGCTGGAAGGTCAGCCGACCGAGGTGGTGAATATCGCCAACGCGCTGTGGACTCCTGCGGTTGTGGAGGCGTACAAGCTGGCGAATCCTGCTCCTGTTCCTCCGCCCCAGCCCGAGATGATCGTGCCTCCGATGCTGCCTCAGGTTGAGCCGGTTTTGGCGACGCAGGCCGATTCCGAGCCGTCTTCGGCGCAGGAAATCGTTGCGGATCAGCCTGTGTCTGCCGACACTGCCGCCTGATATGATCAAGATCGAACTCACTCAGGAGCAGGCCAATAGCTTGCTCCAGCTCATCGACATCGCCATCAAAGCCGGTGGCTACCAGAACGCCAAGGTCGGCGTCCCTCTGGCCGACATCATCCTCACCGCTGCCCAAGCCAAGCCCGAATGAAAAACTGGAAGACAACCGCCGGCGGCGTGGCCGTGCTGCTCGCAGCCCTCTCCGTCGCCATCAAACAGGCCATCGCCGGTGACATGGGCGGTGCCATCGCCGCCGCTGTCGGAGGTGCCGGTGCCATGTTCACCGCGCTCAAGGCCCAGGACGCTCAACCCGAGGACAAGGCCAAATGAAGGACACCCTGCGCGATCTCGGTATCAACATCGGGCTTCTCGTCGCAGGATTCGCCGGGAGCCTGGTCACTGTGAAGAAGGACGGTCACAAGAACTGGTTCACCACATTGACCTCGCTTCTCGCCGGCACTCTCTCGGCCAACTACCTGACCCCGGTGGTGGTCGACTTCTTCAGCATGAAGAACAGCAACACCCAGTACGCCGCGGCGTTCATCATGGGGTTCCTCGGGCTTCACGGCGTCGAGTTCGTCATCGACAGGTTCAAGAGGAAATGAATCCGATCACCATCGTGAATGCAGTCGCCAGCGCTATCCTCACCGCTGGCGTCTCTGCTTTCATGGTGATGCTCTACCGCTCCGATGGTGTTGTCCGGCGCTGGCCGATGACAGGCAGCCTGCTGCTTCGCCTATCACTGACGCTGACGGCCTCCGGGGCGCTCTTCAACTGCCTGACCCTATCGACACCGCCACCGAGCGAGGTCATTCTCAACTGCGGCCTTGCCGGCGTTTTCGCCTGGGCCGCTGTGTTTCACGCCAAACTTCTCAAACATGGACCCAGTAGCCAGCGTGGCGCAGGGAATGACGACTGCGGCGCTCAACCGCATTCTCGACCCGAAGGATCAAACGCTTGAAGACGGCCAACGTGACAACCGTCTGCGCGACGATCTTGCCGCTCGTGTTGCTGCTGCAGGGCTGCACCCCGACTCGGGTGGTGATGGTCCCTCCGGGGCAGCCGGTAAGGCTGGCTGAATCGGTCAAGGCTCACGTCTGGGCCAAGGATGCCAGCGGCAACATCGTCAGGAGTCGTAATCGCGTGACAATCCACGAGGGATGGTACGCACTACCGAAGGACTAAATCATGGCCCAGCAAACCATCAACATCGGCGCCATCGCCAACGACAACACCGGCGACACGCTTCGGGGCGCCGGCCAGAAGATCAACGACAACTTCACCGAGCTGTATGGCAACCTGCCTATTGACGCAGCGCCGGCGACCTGGGTGCCGACGCTGACCGACTCCGGTGGCGGCCGGACGTTCGCTTTCACCGTCAACACCGCTCGGCACACGTCCATCGGGTTTGTCAGTACGTTCACGGTCGATCTGACGATCAACTCGGTGACAGGCAGCGCCACAGGAGAACTCCGGGTGAGCCTGCCAGACCCTGCTTCCTACGATGCTGCGATGTCTATCTGGCTCGACAACGCCACCAACCAGGCAAAGACCGCGGTGATCGGCAAGGTGGTCGGAGGCACGTCCTATTGCCAACTCAGCCATTACGAAAATGGCGACATCAGCAGCTTGGCCTCTCAGCTCCAGGCCACCAGCCGCATCCTGATCTCCGGCGTCTACTTCACCGCCTAATGACCACCATCGGATCCAGTCTCCAGCAGGGCATGGCGGTGCTCCAGCAAATGCTCGGGGCACCCATGTTCATCTGGGAGGGCTCGTCGATCCGGTGCATCCCGGCTGCGGTCACCGATGCCAACACCCCGGTGGCCGGTGGGTTCCAGGACAACGTGACATCCCGGATCCTAGTCATGTTCTCCGACTGGAAGACCTGCGATAGCACGCTGGTCTCCATGGACTCGACGCTGTACACGCTCGACCAGGGCACGACCTTCTCGAGGCTGCAGCGTGAAGACAGCGGGTTCGTTCTCCTGGAGAACACCGACCGCATCGCTCTGACCTTCTGCAAGCCTCGGCCGGTGGTCGGGCGAACGCTGATGTACCAAGGCCGCACGCTGCGCATCCTATCGTGCCGCGTGGACGCTTCAGGCGCCTATTACAGCCTCGATCTAGGGGCGAAGACCAAATGAGGCCTGTCGTCAACATGACGGTCGACACGAGCCGTTTCGACGCGGCGGTGAAGCAATACCTGTTGTCGACCAACCGGGATCTTCACAAGGCGATTAACTCCCGTTTTTTCTATCTGATGGTTCGGCTGTTTGTTTTGGTGCCTCCCAAGAGCCCAGCCACGGAAAGGGCACGCATTGCAGACTACCTTTCCAAACCGCTCGGAGACATCAATCGGAAGAGCAAGAAGACTGGAAAGCGCATCGGCAAAAGCCGTCTGCTACGACGGGTTCACTTGATCGCTCAGGCCCGGGAACGCAAGGCCGGCCGGCGCGGTCTGTACGGCGAGGAAATGAAGGAGGCCGCATCATCGCTCTACCGAAAGGCAATCGGATCAGTCGGCTACCTTCGATCTGCGGTTGTCAAATCAATCCGAATTTACAACCGAGGATTCGCTCAATACAACAAGCCAAAGTGGAAGCCTTTGGTGAAACCTGCAGGCTACAAGCCGCCCAAAAAAACGAATTCTGCTCTGGTCGCCTTGGCCAATCAGTACGGGCTGCCAGAGGAAAACGTGGCTGTTCACAAGGGGACCGTTGCACATGGCCTCCAAGCTGTTCCTGGCTGGAATCCGACGGCCTTTGTTTCAATGCGCACCGGCATTGCTGACAACCAATACAACAGGGTTCAAAGCATCTACAATCCGGCAATGCAGAAGGCACTCGACGATGAACTTGCAGAGCTAGAGAATCACATGACCGAGGCACTACTAGCCAACGGCAAGGTTCTGTCGGATAATGGCATAGAAATCAGATGAACGGCGTTGCACCCAGAGCCGAGAAGGCGCTTGTCGACTACCTGGCCGCCGGAGATTGGTCCGGGGCCGGCGCAGGCACCCCATCGTTCCTGACGTCCTACAGTCGCGGACTGTACGACGATCCCGACGAGCAGGACACCATGCCCAACTTTCCGCGGGTGGTTGTCTCGTCGACTTCTGCGCGACCCATACAACGCACCGATCTGACCTGCGAGGTCGACATCGAGATCGAGCTGCAGCTCTCGGCCGACGACACCGACGAGGCCGATGTGCTGACCACCGTGGCAGCGCTGGACAGCCTCATACTGCCGCTTTTCGACGCGAATGGTGCATCGGTGCTGAATGCCGATCAGGACGACGCCAACGGCCCATTCACGGCGCAGTTCGCCACCCCATCAGACTTTGGTGCGTCGTCGATTTCAAACCGATCGAGGACATTTACCAAAAGCATCACTCTGTTTTGTTCAGCTACACTCTAAAACTCAAAACCTATGGCCAATTCACAAGGACTAGCATACCAGTTTGGATCACCAGCTACTGTGACCATGTATGGCACAGACAATAGCACCGCTGTGTTCTCATCTCTTGCGTCGATTGAAAGCTACGACATCACGCACGAGGCCGACACGGAAGAAGTGCGAAATAGTGCGGGTGAGGTTGTCGGTCACATCGGATACAATGAGCGTATCACACTCAACCTTAACCTCATCCCTTCTGGAGCCAACGCGGCCGCGGCATTGGCCTTTTGCTCTCTTGGACCTGTCAACGGCACCGTGGAAATCACTGGAGCTCCCAACATCTCGATGATGGGCACCGCAAATGTTCTCAACACTGGCAGGTTCATTTATGCGGGTGGAGGTTCCGTCAAGATGACACAAACCGGAAAGGCTATGGTTTCCATCACTGTCAAGAAGTACAAGAACCTGACAACTGGAGCTGCCGTTTCGTTGAACGTGTGACGATCCTGGCCGACATCCTGACGGCCACCGCGAAGACGCCACCGATGGTGCTCGGCATCCGGATGGCGCCTTTCACGGTCGGCCACGCCATTCTCCTGCACCGGATGGGTTCACCATTCGTTGTCGGAGGGGACGCTACCGCTCAGGATCTGGTCGAGGCTGCCGTCATCTGCTCTCAGGAGCCCCGGGAATCCATCAAGGCAATGCGATCCATCATCGGGTGGATACCGCTGCGCCTGATGCGCTCTCGGGTCACCAAGGCCAACTTGGCGGCAGAATGCGCCACGATGCAGCAATGGCTGACTGATCAGTCCGACTGCCCGGAGGTGCTACAGACGCCGGGAGTCAAATCAAAGCAGGCAGCAATGCCGTGGCCTGAGCGCATCCTAGTGGGCCTTGTATCCATCGGGTTCAATGAGCAGGATGTGCTGTCGATGCCGGTGATCGACGCCGAGCGCCTATTCCTGACCCACGCTGAGATGGAAGGAAAGGTTGAGTTGTGGGGCGATAAGCAAGAGGCTCTTTGGCGTTACGGTCAGCAACTGAGCACTAGGAACTAAAAATGGCCATCTTCTCACTCATTGCAAAGCTCGGCCTCGATGGCTCGACCTTCGAGACCGGCCTCAAGCGGGCCACGAGTCTGGCTGATAAATTCCGATATTCTGTAAGTGCTCAGTTAGGTTCAGCGCTTTCCGTTGCTTCCGTAGCTGCATTTACGTCAAAGGTAATTGAGACGGCCGACGCCATTGGTGACCTGTCGGAGCAGCTCAACATCAGCACCGACGACGTGCAGCGCCTGCAGGTGCTCGCCAGCCAGACGGGCGTCTCGTTTGAGACCATGGCCAAGGCCATCACCAAGGTCAGCCAGGAGCGCCTGAAGGCCATCGAGGAAGGTGGGCCAGCTCGTGACTACTTCAAGGCCTTGGGATTCTCGGTGGCAGAGCTCAACAACAAGAGCCTGTCAAACATTGAGCTGATCACGAAGATGGGGCAGGCCCACATGGCCTCCGGAAAGAGCGCACAGACTCAGGCAGCCATCATGGATCTGCTCGGCGAGAAGGCATTCAAGGCTGCCGGAGCAATGGCTAAGATCAAAGATCTCGGCCCCATCGACCTCATTACAAAAGATCAGATTGATGCAATCGGCCAGATGGCTGATCGTCTCGATGAAGTTCAAAGGCAACTGGTTGTGTCTGCGGTTCCTACGGTCAATTTCTGGGCTGATGCTCTGGAAAGAGCTGTTGCAGATGAAAAAGATCTGGCCGATGGTGTTAAAGGGATTCTCCAGGTGTTAGGCGGAAAAGGCTCTATTTTGAAGGCTGGAATCCAAGAGGCGTTTTCTCCTGAAAGCGCAAACAAAAGATTCGAGGCTCTACCCATAAACCGAGGAACAATCAGCACCATTGATTCAAAGCGTAAATTGCCAGACACTACGATGCAGCCGAAGTGGGTGCAGGACTTGATCAATCAATCCAAGGTTCAAACCTCGGAAATGCGATCAATTACTAAGAATACAGGAAGAACAGCAAGCGCTGTTCAAGGGGAATAAAAATGGAAATACGCCCAGTAACAGCACCTCCGACGATTCAGGGTGTTCCAAACCCTAACAACTTCGAGTACGTCGAGGTATCTCGCCGCTTTGACCAGGCAGGCAATGGCACTGGCCCGGTTTGGACCATTGAATATCGCGGAAGCAAGGATGCGATCCGTCTTGCGACACTTGAGTGGTCTCGTGTTGGTGCGAAATACTCGACGGTCGAAGATGGCCCATATTCCACGGCCACCGTGGTGTTTTCTGGTCCAACAGCCGATCCTGGAACACCGATTGAAAGCGCAGTAATCCCAACTGCGCCGGAGGCCACATCAGACATCAGGTTCGAGTTTCGCACTGATTACAACGATATTTCGCTGTTTTCACTTCCAGCAGTCATTGATGAAGCCACGAAAAGCGGAAACCCTGCGGCATACAGGTTCATCATTGAGACTGCAGTAAAAAACGGAGAATCACTGCCTGGGCCACCGGAAAGCAATATCAACTCATTCCCTGTAGCTCAAAAGGTGTGGCAGATGCTAAATCGTGGCCAGGATTCGTTCTCAATGCCGCGTAATGTGCTTACACGCTACGCCAGTTTTTCGGGTTCTCTTGGGCTTCCTCAAACCCCGCAAACAATCCCTCCGGTTTACCTTCCGTTTTCATTCGTGCAATCGTGGAACCTGTTTGCCATCCAAAGCATTCTTCCACAACCTCCCGCTGATCCGCTTTTCACGCCTCCAGGCACAGCTTGGGGATGGCGGCAAACAAACTACTCGACGAACCTGATCTTGAAGACCAACCAGGTCGAACAAGTCATCTCTTGGACGTTCGCCCCTTGGGATCTTTTGGTTTACCCTTTCATCTAACCTCAACCAACATCCGCACACCTTATGGCAGACGAGATTCAAATGACGGCCCGGCTGTACGCCTCGAAAAACGGTGCGTACCTGCCCTCGGTCACCTACACCAAAACCGCCACCATGGTCGGCACCGACATGGGCAGCCAGACCCAGCTCATCGGCATCACCGTCGAAGCTCTCGACGTGCCGGTCGATGTCTCCAGCCCATACAAGCTGCTGATCAGCAACCTCGACAGCACCAACTTCGTCGAGGCTGGGTTCGTCTCCGGCACCTACACGATGCGGATCCCGGCCGGTGAGACCATGCTGATCCCGTATGTCAGCGCGACGCTCTACCTGAAGGCCGACACTTCCTCGGTGACCATTCAGGCCACCTTCTGCGAGATCTAACCTACCAACACCATGGCCAACGAAGTCGAGATGTCGGCGAGGCTGTACGCAAGCAAGGGCGGCGCCTCGATCAACCCGCAGGTTTACACCTGCATCGCCAACATGACCGGCCGGGACATGGGGCAACAGACGCAGGACGTCGGCACCACCGACGAGACCTTGGATCTTACCGCGGATCTGGCCACGCCATACCGCCTCCTGGTGGTCAACCTCGATCTGGTCAACCCGGTCTCGATCGGGCCTTCCTCGCCGTACAGCTTCCAGATCCCGGCCGGGCAGTTCATCCTGATCCCGTGGGTCGATGCCACGATGTACGTCAAGGCATCGAACAGCCCGGTGAAGATCTTCGCCCAGTTCTGCGAGATCTAAGGCCATGCCGATACAGCTCCCAGCCAAATTGTCCGAGCGTGGTCTCAAGGCAGACCATGCTCGGGCGATCAATCAGCTCATCGAAGCTGTGCGCAAGGTGCAGCTTGTGGCCGGGCCCGGGCAACGGGTCGAGCAGAATGCCAACGGCACCGTTCTGAAGCTCAACCCGGTGGCCCAGATAACTCAGACGTCCGAGGAATCCTGGTTCTACTGATCCGACGCCATGCCTTTCGCCGTAGACAAGCGGGAGAAGATGTTCACGGCGTCGAACCTGAACAGCCTCTATTCCCGTTTCGACCAGAAATGCCACCGGGTTCTCAACGGCAAGAGCCCGTTGTTCGCCAGCTCCGCATCCGGTGCTTGGGAGGGGAAATACCCATACGGCGTCTGGTATGTTTACCGCAACGACCCGGACACCTGCAAACGACTGCGGGACGGTGGGGAATCGCCGCTGCCGTACATCCCCGGCATCGGCTACAACTGGCGGGACAACCACAACCAGGTTCAGACACAGGTCGAGCTATCGAAGCTCGAGACCAAACACCTCGACGTTCAGGGCGGCCAGGCCTACGTCGACCACTGGGTGG